CGTTTCCTCTGATATTTCACGCGGCAACGGCGTAATGGTTTTACGTTTCATGATTACATTCCCCCTTGGTCAGTTGGTTGCGTGAGCAAGTTCTCCGCAAAAAAGATCTCATCCGTTAAGTTTTTACAGGTGCGCGGGTAGCGCATCCACAATGTGAGCGCCAAGCGTGCCATATCATCATCAGACAACAGGGACAGCGACAAGGCGAGTTCATCAATTCGGGTCATGATTCCTCCACAGCTTTAATTACGGCCAAAATGTTGCGCACGACTTTAGCCACAGCACCGGCTTTGTAGCCCTCGTCCTCTTCTGCCACGACTTCCATATATGGCAGAACCTCGTGCAACACGTCTAGCATATCTTCGGTTAATGCGTCCAGGCGCTCGATAATGGCTTCCTGCTTGGCGCACTGCTCCAGTGCTTCGGCTAGTTCATCATTGCCCGCAGCATAGGCAAAACGGGCGCGCTCTTGATAGGTCAAATTGTGCATTATGCGGCCTCCTCTGTTTGATAGTGTTCAGCAATTTCATACCAATTAACATCAGACAGAAACGCCATTGCATAATCACGCGCCAAACCTTCGGGCGAAGTTTCGTAAATGTAATCTTCAGCTTGTTGTTTGAAGGCTTCGGCATTCCATCCTTCAAAGCCGCCACCGTCGAACATTTCAAGGTTAACGCGCCATGTTGCGTAGTTAGTCCAACCATTGTATTTGTCAGTCATTTTGTGATTCTCCGGTTACGTTACGGGTTACAGAAAAAAGGCGATAGTTAGAGCAGCGAACACCACACCACAGCAGCAGCTGATGATGAGGTTTTCACGGATTAGATTTTCACGGGCCTTAGTGGTTAGCGGGTTCATGGTTGATTACTCCTTACTGGTTAAGATGTTCACATTGTAGATGCTACTTTTCACATTGTCAAGGGGTGAAATGAAAAAAGATCAAACTTTTTTCATCCACTTCAGCGGACGATCTGAAACGCGCTCGGCAATACCTAGCATCTCCAGCAGTTGCATGGCATCGACAATCATCTGATCACGGAATGGTGCGTAATCATTTTCCAGGGCGCGGCGCATTGATCGCTTGAGCAAGCTCACAGTTAGCTGATCATTTGGTGAGCGATGGGCGAATAGTTTAATCAGGCGTTGTTCGAGTGTTGTTGCGTTCATCATTGCTCCTTTGTGTCAAGTGTGACTAGATTCTAGCAGGGGAAAATTCATTGTCAAGGATTTGTCACAGTCTTGTGCCAAGTGCTCCTCAAATCAGGGGTAAGGGATTTTGGGTGAAATTAGAAAACATATCGTTTTAACCCCCCCCTCGCCTGCGGAGGGACACTTGGCGCATCTGTGTGACAGCCTACAAAGTGAATCGCTTTTCCGCTGACTTTGTGGAATCCCCACTCATTCCCCCTGTCACATGGTCACATTGTGCAAAAGGTCACTGGCACATGGTCACATTGTGAGAATGGGTAATTGTGCCAAGTGTTCTGCTCACTCATGCTGACTGTGCCAAGTGCTCCTCGGTTCAAAGAATTTCGGATTCCCGAGTCAGGGGGCGGGGGAGGGCCGAGGGAAATGGGAAAATGGTAGTAAGGCATCACGAGAAAATTTTTTATTTTTTAAAACCGAGCATCATTTACACATTGTAAAACTTGCATCACGCTTGCAGATGTGATACATAGAAGCACGTTCACTGAATGGCGCGATCATGCTAGCAATGACACAACCAATCGAATTACCCAACTGGCTATCTGCCCCACCTGTACCAACAGAGTCAAGCCAGACCCCGAAGAAGGAGCTGCTGGAAAAGCAGTTCGAGATATTCTTTGAAACCATCCTCGACAAGATTTCCCGTGGGATCAACCTGAAGGAGATCCTGCGCGACGATCAGCGCGATTTTGACTATACGCAGCTGCTCCGGTGGATACATCGAGATCCACAGCGTAAATCCAGGTATTACGAGGCTCAGGAGATTGGCAGTGAAATGATTGCCGCTGAGATCCTTGAGATTGCCGATGGTGATGGGTTAGAGGATGTGCAGCGGTCTAAACTTCGGATCGACTCGAGACAGTTCCTGATTAAGACGTGGAACCGTAAGCGGTATGGCGACGTTAAGACGCTGGAGGTGAACCAGAACATATCGATCACGGCTGCGCTGGAGCAGGCGAACCAGCGGTTATCAATTGGTCGTGTTATTGACGCTGAGGATATTGAGTGATGCAGAAGCCGATCTATTCGCCGGATGATGAGCAGCTCCTAATGTCGCAGCTGTGGTCGCCTGTGGTCAAGGATGACCCCGAGGCGTTTGTGCTGTTCGCGTTCCCGTGGGGAGTGAAGAATACGCCGCTGGAGAAGTTCGAGGGGCCGCGTAAGTGGCAGAGAACGGTGCTGCGCGATATTACTCGACATCTGCGCGAGAATAAGGACGCTGACGTGATGGACGCGCTACGGTTAGCGGTTGCGTCTGGTCGGGGTATCGGTAAGTCGGCGCTAGTATCGTGGCTGATCTTGTGGATGCTGACGACGCGGATTGGTTCGACCATCGTCGTATCGGCTAACAGTGAGAACCAGCTACGGTCAGTGACGTGGGGTGAGCTGACTAAGTGGAGCACGATGATCATCAACGCGCACTGGTGGGAGATCAGCGCGACTAAGCTCGTGCCTGCTGCGTGGCTGACTGAGCTGGTCGAGCGGGATCTGAAGAAGGGTACGCGTTACTGGGCAGCTGAGGGTAAGCTGTGGTCAGAAGAGAACCCGGACTCGTATGCCGGTGTTCACAACCACGACGGGATGATGGTGATATTCGATGAGGCAAGCGGTATTCCTGATGGCATTTGGTCGGTTGCGGCTGGTTTCTTTACAGAGAACATCCTTGATCGGTACTGGATGGCGTTTTCTAACCCTCGTCGGAACACGGGGTATTTCTTTGAGTGTTTTAACTCCAAACGCGACTTCTGGCGTGGGCGGCAGATCGATTCGCGTACCGTCGAGGGCACTGATAAGCAGATCTATCAACAGATCATTGATGAGTATGGTGAGGACTCGATTCAGGCGCGTGTGGAAGTTTACGGAGAATTCCCCTCTGCTGGTGACGACCAGTTTATATCGCCGACCACGGTTGAGGCTGCCTTTAAGCGGGAGAAGTACAAGGACATTACGGCACCTATTGTGATCGGGGTTGACCCTGCCCGTGGTGGTAACGACTCAACAGTGATTGCGGTGCGCCAAGGACGTGACCTGATCGCGATCAAGCGGTATCGGGGTGAGGATACGATGGAGGTGGTGGGTCGGGTGATTGACGCCATTGAGGAGTACAAGCCGACGCTGACCGTGATCGACGAGGGTGGACTTGGCTATGGCATCCTGGACAGGCTTAACGAGCAGCGTTATAAGGTGCGCGGGGTTAATTTTGGCTGGAAATCCTCAAACCCTAGAGTTTATAAAAATAAACGTTCCGAAATGTGGGGAGATATGAGAGAATGGTTGAAATCAGCCAGTATTCCAGTTGATCGACAGCTGAAATCTGACTTGACTGGTCCAGCCATGAAGATTGATTCTTCTGGTGCTATTCAACTAGAAGGAAAAAAAGAAATGAAATCACGAGGATTGGCTTCACCAGATGCTGCTGATGCGCTGGCCGTCACATTTGCATTTCGAGTTGCTAATCGTCAAGAGCGTGTTGATAAAACCCCTCGCAGAGTTTACGATAAAGCCATGATCAGCACATCGTGGATGGGATCATGAAAATTATCAGCAGATCTGAAGCTATAAAACAAGGCTTGCCTCGGTATTTTACCGGTAAACCTTGCAAGCATGGTCATGTCGCCGAACGGTACGTTTTGAATTGGACTTGTGTAACTTGTCATGGGTTGAAATGTGCCGAATATCAACCAAAATGGCGAGCTGCAAACCCTCACAAAGCCGCAGAGTATGGCGAAAAATACGCCGAACAGCACAAACTTAAAAATAAAGAATGGCGCAAAAAGAACCAAGCTCGATGTGCTGAAACACAACGACAATGGAATGCCAAAAACCGTAAAAAACGTAATGAATTGAGTAAAAAATGGCGATCTGCGAATCATTCGGTAATGATTGCTCATGTCAAAAAACGCAAACTGGACAAACTTAACCGAACACCGGCGTGGTTGACTGATGATGATTTTTGGATGATGAGTGAAATGTACCATTTGGCCGAAATCAGAACAAAAACAACCGGTATTGTGTGGCACGTCGATCATGTGATACCTTTGCGTGGAAAGACTGTATCTGGATTTCACGTTCCTTCCAATTTGCGTGTAATCACCGCGCAAGAAAACATGAAAAAAGGAAACCGCTATGCCACTCGTTAAATCGACTTCCAAGGAAGCGTTCCGCAAGAACGTGAAAGCTGAAATTGCTGCCGGTAAGCCCCAGAAGCAAGCCGTTGCCATCGCCTACGCTACTAAGCGTGCTGCCGCTAAATCACCATCGAAAGGTAAAAAGTGAAACTCAAGCCCCTGTTTGACTGTGTATTGATTGAGCAAGAGATTGAGAAACACGAGGGTCTGTTGGTAGTCCCAAGCTCTGAGAAAAAGCTATCGCAGGGTAAAATTGTTGCAACCGGTCCTGGCTTCCGCACAGATCATGGCGATTTAATAAAACTGTGCTTAAATGTCGGGGATCGTGTATTATTCGGCGAATACAGCGGTCAAAAAGTGCAGTACGAAGGTAAAGAGTACCTTATGATGCGCGAAAAAGACGTGATTGGAGTCCTAGATGGCGTATAACGGTGAAATGGCGACAGTCGGCAAAGTAGCCGACGGTGGTACCCCTAAAGAGGAAATGCTGTCCACAATGCGGCAGCGCCTGAATGTCGCCATCTCCGCGCTTTCAGATTCCCGTGAAGATGAGCTAGACGACCTGCGGTTTTACGCAGGTTCGCCGGATAACCAGTGGCAGTGGCCGTCAGACGTTCTGGCAACCCGTGGTGCCGTGCAGGGTCAGACGATCAACGCACGCCCGACGCTGACCATCAACAAGCTGCCACAGCACGTTCACCAAGTTACTAACGATCAGCGCCAGAACCGCCCCTCGGGTAAGGTTATCCCCGCTGACGACAAAGCCGACGTAGAAGTTGCCGAGATTTTCAACGGCGTTGTGCGTCACATCCAGTACATCTCGGACGCAGACGTAGCCTACGACACCGCCTGTGAGAACCAGGTGGCCTACGGTGAGGGTTACATCCGTATCCTGACCGAATACTGCGACGAAGATAGCTTTGAGCAGGACATCAAGATTGCCCGTGTACGCAACAGCTTCAGTGTGTACATGGACCCGCTGATCCAAGATCCAACGGGTGCTGATGCCAAGTGGTGTTTTATCACTGAGGACATCACCAAAGAAGAATACAACTATATGTACCCCAACGCAGCGCCGATTTCGACGCTTCAGACGCTGGGTGTAGGCGATCAGCAGATTAGCCAATGGATCGGTCAATATACGGTCAAGATTGCCGAGTATTTCTACATCGACTGTAAGAAAAAGAAGCTAAACCTGTATCCGAACGGCGCATCGGTCTTTGAAGGCACGCCGGAAGATAAGGAAATGAAGGTCATTTATGGCCGTCCGATCCGCT